GTATGTTTTGCAAGTGTAACGGAAAGCGGAAAAATTACCCGTTGGCGGGTTGGCGGATTATCCGCCACGAATACACGCCAAAGCATTACAGCCGGATAAAGTGTTTGCGGTGCGGGTGCGTTTGGATTACACGGGCAAAATATGTTGAACAAACCCCCAACGAGGACGGGCAAAAAAGACTTTTTTAGTATGGAATTAAACGACAAATCCCCGATGCCGCAAGGTAAATTTAAGGGGCAACCGATGGAAAACGTACCGTATTGGCATTTGCTTTGGTTGGACGGAAAACCGTTTTGTAACCGGGACGTCCAAAAGTATATAGACGAAAACCGGGACGTTTTGGAATTGGAAAAAAAAGCGGGATAAATACCGCAATGAGAGCGAAAACAGTAATTAACGATTTAATATTTAAGGTTATGCAAAAATTTGATTTGAAAGATGTTTGTTTCTTTGATTGTGAAACAACCGGGGTTCCGGCAAAGGGTTTGAAATGGGATGCGGATTTTGAGCAATTCCCGCACGTCGTCCAATTGGCGTGGTCGTTGGGCGATAAGGAAAAAAGTTATATTATCAAACCCGATAATTACGAGATACCCCCGGAAACAACCGCAATTCATGGTATAACAACCGAACGGGCAATTGCCGAGGGCGTGCCGTTTGCCGAGGTTGTGGACGAATTTTTAGCGGATGCCAACGCCGCCCCGCTTGTATGTGCGCACAACATTTACTTTGATAGTTCAATGTTAAAAGCAAACGTTTTGCGCTATTGTGGACGGGAATATTACGACGCACATGTTGAGGACGCATTACATAAGGGTAAACGCATTGATACAATGATGAAAACAATTAAGTTTGTCGGCGCATTCTATTCAAACGGGCGACCGGGAAAATATCCCAAATTAGAGGAATTATATAGTAAGTTATTCCCCGGCGAAACATTCCCGGCGCATGACGCATTAGAGGATATAAGGGCGTTGCGCCGTTGCGTCCCGGAATTGGTTAATTTGGGGATTATTGAGTTAGCGCAAAAGGAATACCCGGCGGAACAACTCAAAGCCCAATTTGAGCCGGAAAAGCCCAAAGGCGGGCGCAATATTGAGTTCCACGACCCCAACCCGGTAACGGAACCAATCGGAACCGGGGAACCCGTCCCGGAACCAACCCCGGAACCGGAACGCCCGGCGGTTCCGTCGAATAGTAAGACACGGGAATTATTGGACGAAACAGAATTTTAAGTTATAAAACCGTTCCGGGCGTATTCCCGGTAACAATCAAATAATTAAAAAATGAGCGAAGAAAAAAAAGCCGCAAACGTTATGTTGATACCAAGCGAAAAGGCGTTTGCATTGTCGAAAGTCAAGACATTAAAGGACGGCGGGTTAGACGTACATTATGAAGTTACCGAAACAATCGGTAATGAGAGTTACACGAACAAATACCACGTCGAAAGTGCAAAGGACATACACCCGGATTTGCGGGATTGTTTCGACCGTTTGCGCCCAATCATGGGACGGATTTTTAATATTACGTCCTTTCTTTCAATGGTTGAAACGTCCGATTTCAAAGCAACCAAAAAGCAAAGCGAGTTATCACGGGATTTTGCCGACGAAATGTTGAAAAACATAGAGGTTCGGGGCGTGTCCTTTTCCGGTCAAGACGATAACGTAGGGGTTGTTTTAACCGGGTTGTTTACCGTGTCAAACAATCAAAAAACCGCTATCAATTCCCCCCGACTTAAATTCAATACGGAAACGTTCGGGTTTGAGGAAGAATTAGAAGAAATTGCCGCCGACATTGAAACCGAGGTTTACGCCTTTCTTTTCAAGGGTAAAAAGGCGCAATTGGAGTTGTTCGGGGCTGATGGCGAACCCGCACCGGGTTTGAGTGCCGAAAAGGTAGAGGACAACGGATTGTTCCCGAACGTTGACGACCCGGCGGACGAAAACGAGGAAAACGACGAAACCGGGGATATGTAAGGCAATGGAACCGTATTTGCTAACAGACCGGGACGAATACCAATATTGTATCAATCGGGGGTATAATCCCCTGATTGATATTCGTAACTTTAAAATGGATATTCGTTTGAGGGTTGAGATACAACGGGAATTGTTCGGACATTGTGTTTTCGGGCGTGGTGCAAATATCATGGCGGCAAATGAACGGTTTTTCCGTTGGGTTTGGGAACATAAGCCGCACCGATGCGAGGAATGTTTAAAGCCATTGCGGAATTATTCCGCCGTGTATTGTTCCCACATTTTGACCCGTGGAGCATTCCCGGAGGCGGCACACGATGCAAGGAATATAAATATACTTTGCTTAGAACACCACAACGAATGGGAAAACGGCAATAAAACCAAAATGCGTATTTACCCCGGAAATGTGAAAATAATAGAGTTAATTAAAAATGAATATGGAAGTTTGGAAAGAGATAGACGGTTATAACCAACGTTACGAGGTTAGCAATTACGGGCGGGTTCGTTCTAAAGATATGGTTGTAAATGGACGGTTACAGAATTGCCACAAAATAAAAGGGCGAATATTGAAACCGCACACGGATAAAGAGGGATATAAGGGCGTTGTACTCTGTATTAATCAAAAACGAAAAACGTTTCGATTACATAGATTAGTTGCGGCGGCTTTCATTCCGAACCCGGACAATTTGCCGGAAATTGACCATATCGACGGCAACCGAGCCAATAACGATGCGACTAATTTACGTTGGAGTACCCGCAAACAAAATTCCAATAATCCAATAACCCGCAAACGGGTTGCATTGTCTAAAATGGGACAATTGAACCCACAATATAAAGGCGAATGAGAACAAAAAAGAGAACCCCCGATTTTGGGGCAATTTCCCGGTCGTCAATCAAAAAAGACTTTCAGAGGGTACAAAGATATCCCGCCGAGGAAAAACGCCCGCAAATCGAAGAATTGCCAAAAATAAACGCCGAACGTCGCATTATTCATATATCCGAGGTTAGCGGGTACGCCAAATTTGCCCGTTATATTGTTGGTAAATTGGTACGACTGAAAGAAAAAGCGAACGTTGGCGGCAATTCATGGTATTGCGAGTTTGTATACGACGACGACCGGAAAGCCTTAAACATGGCGGCGGGTTGGTCTGATAATAAGAAATTGTATTTGTTGGATGGTATTAAATTCAAATAATTATGAGTGTAAACAAGGTTACATTATTGGGAAATACGGGCAAAGCCCCGGATTTTAAAGAGTTCGACAACGGCGGTTGCGTTGCAACAATCACTTTGGCGACAACGAAACGAGGTTTTGCTACAAAGGACGGGCGACAAATCCCGGAGCGTACCGAATGGCATAATATAGTATTGCAAAACGGTTTAGCGAAAGTTGCCAATCAGTACGTTAAAAAGGGCGATAAACTTTATATTGAGGGGGAATTAAGAACCCGGAGTTATGACGATGCGCAAGGCGTGAAACGGTATATTACCGAGATTGTCGCAACCGATATGGAAATGTTGACGCCAAAAGGAACCGGAGCCGGAACGCAAGCCCCGCCGCCGCCCGTGCCGGATGCACCCGCCCCCGACGGAACCGACGATTTACCGTTTTAATCTGTTTTAGTATGGGAGCGATAAACGGACGGGTTATTTACAGCCCAAAGGGAAAAGCCGGAGAATATGCCGAGAACGCCGCCAACTTTTACGTTGGTTGTTCCAACGGATGCACGTATTGTTATTTGCGCAAAGGGCGGGGCGCAAAAGTGTTGGGCGGCAATACCCCGGAATTGAAAAAGGCATTACGGGAATATCCATACGCATTGGATATATTTACGAATGAGTTGTTGAAGCATAAGGGCGAATTGCAAAAAACCGGGTTATTCTTTTCGTTTACGACCGACCCGTTATTGCCGGAAACGCAAAGGTTGACCCGCCAAGCAATCGGCGTTTGTCAACGCCACGGCGTCCCGGTTAAAGTGTTGAGCAAATGCGCCGAGGGTATCAATGTTTTAATCGACTTTGCCGAGGCGTCCGAGGGTTGGGATAAATCCCGCATTGCCATTGGTTCCACGTTGACCGGGTGCGACGAATTAGAGCCAAAAGCAAGCCCAAACCGGATGCGTATAAACGCATTGGCACGAGCAAAACGCCACGGGTTCCGTACCTTTGCAAGCGTTGAACCAATCCCCGTGGGAATGTTTGACCGGGCATTTTCTGTAATTGCTTTGTCGTACCCCTTTGTTGACTTGTTTAAGATAGGATTACAAAGCGGTTGCAGATATACAAAGCGGGAAACATTGACGTTTTACAACGACGTGTTCGACTATTGGGAGGCGCACCCGGACAAAACACCCCGGATATATTGGAAAGATAGTTTTGTAAGAGCGTCCGGGATTGACCGGGAAACATTGCCCGGTTATTGTGTCCCGGCAAATTGGGATTTGTTCAATGAAAAGAAATGAAATAAGGGTTGAAATTCCCGCCGATTGTCGATTAGTTGGCGTAAGGACGGACGGCGATGTTGCCGTTATCATTTACGAACCAATTCCAAGCGTCCGGCAAATTGGATTTATCCATTACCCGGAACCAAACGACGAAAACGAGGACGAACCCGATAATAAAAATGATTATGCAGTATAATAACAAAGATTATAAGCCGAAATTGCACGACCGTTGGCGTGCATTAACCGTTAAAAACCCGTATGCAACGCAGTTGGTAACGGCGGCGTATGAGGACAACGGAATTGTTTACGGAGAAAAATGTATTGAGGTACGCAGCAAAAACACGCCGTACCGGGGCGATTTAATGGTTTGTTCGTCTGCTAATCCCGTAATTGCGGGATATGAAAGCGGCGTTACTTTGGGATTGGTTGAATTGTACGATGTTAAGCCCGTCGCCGATTTTACTCCGGAAGATTGGGAGAATACCCGCATACCGCCCGAAAAACGTAAATCCATTACAAAGGGGTTCGGTTGGCTGATGCGGAACCCCCGCCGGGTTGTTGAGTTTCCAATTAAGGGACAATTAGGTATTTACAATTTGGTTTACACAAAGGGCGTTATAACCGAATACCCACGGGCGTTGGTAGTTGATAAACAGAGTTACGAATTATTAAACAGAAAAGGAAATGAGTAAAAAACAAGTTGGAATTATCCGCAACAATGGCGACGTACATACGGCGCAAATTGGGTTCCATATCGGACGGGTTGGCGTATCTGTTTACGTCCGGGAATATTGGAAATATAAGAGTTGGTTTATTGTTCCCGGCGTGTCCGTGGATGCGGTCAACGGTTACGACCGTTACGTTGACATTGAGGCAAAAATATTGTTTGTCGGTATCGGCATACGGTTTATATGGATTAAAAGAAAGGTAAAACGATGAAAGCAAAGATTTTATTGTTATCTTTGGCAACGCTTTTGTTGGGGGCGTCTCAAAGCGAGAACGAACCAACGGAGGCATTTTATTTACTTCAAAAATCCGAGAGCATGGAAGAAAGAAACGAGTTTGTAACGAATACCACGGCGGCAATGATACAGATAAACGCCGAGCGGTATAATTGCCAAATTATCGAAACCGCATTAGCGGGCGGCGATAGAGTACGTATTTGCGTTAGAGGCGCAAAGGACGATTTGGACGCATTGTTTGACTATGTAAGCGAAGCGGGCAAAGAATGAGAGTAAAGCAACCCGAACCGTTCGACCCAAACAGAGAGTACAACCCCGGCGAACGTTGCGTTTACCGGGGTATGGTATTGATTGCCGAGATATGGACGGCGGCGGATGCACGATTAGCCAATAATAACCCCGCAATATTTACGCAACGTTGCGTTCGCTGCAAAATCAAAAGGGAAGATTGCCCCGGAATAGGTAGGCAATGCGATAAATTCCATAGGAGCGACCGGAAAACGATTTATTGGCGGTTGTTGCGAATTGCCGGGGGATTTAAAGGGGTTGAAACATTGGAATTTAATTATAACGGAACAATTGCCGGGGTAAAGGTTGAAGCCGCCCCGGATAGTAATAACAAATAAATTTTTAGAGCGATGAACAAACAAGTATTAAGCCCGTTCGATTGCGATATGTGCGCAATGATTGAGGACATTACAAAACAAGAAATTGAGGTTACAACGTCCGACACCTCAATACGTTTAAGTTGGGCGCAAAATGGAAGCGAGGGAAACGATAAAGCCGAGGGACAAAGGATTGAGGCGTTAAAACAGGCAATCCGGGGACGATTGGGCGACCGCTTTATTGAGTTCTTTTATGCCGACGGGATGCAATCGGTTTATATGAAGTATGACCCGGAGGAATACCCGGAGGAAATGCGCACCCGATTAACCGACCCGGACGCCACGGCGGGAACCCGGTATTGTCGCACCTTGTTAGAGGTTGACGCAATCCAATTTAGACGGGACAACGTGGACGACGTGTTGAGGTTTACCGGAGGGGGAACCGTTGTAACGCCCCGAACCCCGGACGGCAAAGCAATGTTTTCTTTTCCCGATGGCAACGGCATATTCGTTGACGTGCCGGAAAGTTGGTACATTATCCGGGAATTGAACGGACGATTTACCGCACGCCCGGAAAAGGATTTTAAACGGGAATTTGAACCAAAAGGAACCCCCGCCGAGAATTACACGGAACAACCCGCCCGTCCGGTTGTTGCTCAAATTGCCAATCTGTTTAATGAGTTGTTCGGAACAAACATTGCGTCCCGTTGCCGGAAAATGGAGGAAGAATTTAACGAGTACAAAGCGGCGGTAAAACACGCATTGCCCGAATTTGACGACCCCGGACGCATGAACGCCGTAATTGATGAATTGGCAGACCTTAACGCCGTCGTATTTCATTCCGCCGTAATATTAGGCATATCGCAACGGGATTTGTTGGAAATGGCATACGACAAAGTAAAGGGACGCCAAACCGACCCGAATTATAAGCGGACGCACCCGCACGAACCGAACAAAGGTTGCGGCGATTGTTCCAATTTCATGTATGAGGACGTCAACGGGAACGGTTATTGCGAGGCGTTCAAATCTGAACAATCATGCGGAATGTATCGTTGCCAAGAGTATAAACCTAAAAATTAAAGAGTAATGAAAGGAGGCAAACACAATGAAAAATAAATGTTCGTCGGAAATTCCCAATATGCCGACCGGATGCGCCCCGGATAATCGACGCCCCGAAAAGATATGCGGAACGTGTCGATATTTTAACCCGGAATTTCCGGTAAAAGGAAAGTCCGCCCCGGTATGTTTGGCAATAAAGACAATGAAAGGGGGAACGGAATACACCAACCCCCGTGGAACCCAACCGTATTTTCGTTGTTCAAATGGAAGGTACGAAAACGGTATAGGACAATAGGCATAAAAGCCCCGGAAACAAAGCCGGGGTTTTGCCGTTTATATACATGAGATAACAAAGGTTTGGCAATGCCCCGGAAAACCCGTAAATTTGCCCCGTGGTTAAAAGATAACCATTAAGACAATAAAAGTATTGAGTTAATAACAAAAGCCTCTTAAAATGGAAATTCCCCGCAAATAACTTGTAAAGGGTAAACACGTTTTAAGGAGGGACGGGATAAGAAAAGACATAGAGAGCCGGAAAGGAACCAAAGGGAGAAAGGGAAAAGGAACCGAGGAACCGAAACGATGTTTAAGACATTAGGCGCAAAGGTCGATTTTTTACCCCGTTTGAACATTAAAAGAGGTTGAACGATGGGAAAATTGAAAACGGGTAATAGGAGCCGGAAACCCGCCGGATATAATAAGCGTACCGAGGAACAACGGGATTATGACGTTGCGTTTTGTTCTAATCTGTTTTTACGTGGTTATTCATACCGGGAAATAGTGGCGGCGTTGAATGCTGATTTAGCGAAACGGGAAACGGGTTATACTATTTCGTTGGCAATGGTTTATTACGACTTGCAACAATGCCTTATCGAATGGAAGCGGGAACGGTTGGATAACATAGACGAATATGTTACACAAGAATTGCGTAAATTGGATATAATGGAGGTGCAAGCATGGGAGGCGTGGGAGGCGTCGAAAACCGGAAAGATGCGCACCAAAGAGAAAACCAACAAAGGGCGACCAATCAAAACCGATGCCGAGGACGGCGACCCGGAATATTACGGGTACAATGAAACCGCAACCGAAACGTCCGCCGGGAACCCCCGGTTTTTGGATTTGCTTTTGAACATTCAGCAACGCAGGGCAAAAATGTTAGGGTTTGATGCACCCGTTAAAATTGAGATACCCGGATATAATGCCACGACCGACGACGATAAACCAAAGTACGACGTTAAGGCAATCCCGGACGATATGTTGTTTGCGTTGGCTGATAAACTGCAATCCGCCGAATATCAAAAGGCATTGTTGGAGAAAGGAGGGGCGCAATAATGGCAAAGAGAGTAACCGTACCCCGTCCGGGAACCAAGCAACCGGAATGGCAAACCGAAATTTGCGATACGTGCCGTTTTTCCGAATGGATAACGGACGACCATAGACACCGGGATTTAAACGGGAACCCGATATGTTTACGTTGCCCGCATTATCAATATTACATTGTCCGAGGTCGCCGGGCGTGTTCTAAATGGGAGAAAGGAGCAAAGCAATGAACAACGAACAAATATTGCAAATGTACGACGCAATCCGGCAACAACCGGATTTGCTTGTTAAAGCCGCCGCCCGTAAACGATTAATCAACTTTGCCCGGTATATGCAACCGGATTTAGTATTAGAGCCGTTCCACGTCGTTTATTATACGTTGTTGGATATGTTTGCGCACGGCAAAATACGAAAGATGATTGTACAACAACCGCCCCAACATGGCAAATCGGAGGGGTCGAGCCGAAAGTTACCCGCATTCATGGAGGGATTGAACCCGGATTTAAAAATTATGATAGGTTCATACGCCGCCACGATTGCACGGGATTTCAACAGGGACGTTCAACGTATCATTGACACGCCCCGGTATCGTGAATTGTTCCCCGGCACGTATCTAAATGGTTCCAACGTCGTAACGATGGCAAACACGTATTTACGCAATAGTGATGTTATCGAAATGGTAGGGCGTAAGGGGTCGTTGCGTGTTGTGGGGCGTGGCGGTTCGTTGACCTCTAAAACCGTGGACGTGTCTATATTGGACGACGTTTATAAGGATTACGCCGAGGGTAACAGCCCGATAGTACGGGCGGCGGCGTGGAAATGGTACACGACCGTTGTACGCACCCGTTTACATAACGATAGTCAAGAATTGATTGTATTTACCCGTTGGCACGACGACGATTTGATAGGGCGCATTGAAAAGAGCGGCGAAACGATTATTGATGTTAAGTGTTGGGCGGATTTGGAAAACATACCGCCGGGGGCGTGGGTGCGCATAAACTTTGAAGCATTGAAAACCGGGGAACCGACCGAGATAGACCCCCGCCCGGTTGGGGCGGCATTATGGGAGGGGCGGCACAACCGTATGAAGTTAGAAGCGCAAAAGGCATTAGACCCCGTACAATTTCAATGCCTCTATCAAGGGAACCCCGGTTCCGCCGAGGGGCGATTATATCAGCCGTTCAAAACATGGGTCGAAAAATCCGATTACGGCACGTATATACGTTCCGGCGCATACATTGACGTTGCGGATGAGGGCGACGACCTTTTGTTTGCCGCCACATACGACGTATATAAGTCCGATAATCTTATATTCAATGAAAAGACAAAAAGGATGGAACCGTTGTTATTTGCCCTAATAACCGATATGGAAGTAACGGACGAAAATACAGATGTTACAACCGTAACCGTGCCTAACATGATAAATCGGAACGGCGTGCAAAAAGTATGGGTTGAAAGTAACAACGGCGGTGCGGGTTATGAAAAGGTTATTAAAAAGAAAATGCGTGCAATGACCGAACCGTTTTACCAAGGCGGAAACAAGGAAAGCCGGATAATCACTAATTCCGCAATGGTAAACCAACACATAATAATGCCGTTCGGATGGGAAACCCGGTACAAGGCAGTTTACGACCACATTACAACCTTTTTACGTAACTTCGATGCCAACACGCACGACGACCCGGAAGATGGATTAACCGGAATATACGAAAAGGAGATAGCGGACGGCAATTTGCAACCATACGCACACGCCAACCGGGGTGTTAAGCGTCGTAATTAGCAATATTATTGAGATATGCAAGATTATACCGGAAAAAGTTTATAACTTTGTAGCGAAAACAAAGGGCAAAGGGAAAGCCCGGAGATAATGAATTTAGTTTTAACGTTAAAAATTAAAGAGTATGATTACTTGTAAGTGTCCGGCGGCGGCTTCATTGCCCGATATTCCCGCCGTTAATTGCGCCGAAAGTTTCGGGCAGATTCAAAAGGTAGCGTTTCAACGTCTGACTAAAGAGGACGGAAAGAAAAACAGTTTCACAACTGAAAAGGCGATAACGTTGTTGGCTTCATGGACGCCGTTGTTGACAGCCGAGGACAGCACTAAAGTTGTTGTTTCCCCGTACATCCAAGCCCCAACCAATGAAGCCGGAGCCGCCCGCACATTTGGAGGGGGTAACGAGACATTGGGAGGCATTGAGGAAATTATAGGGCGTGAACCGAACCCGTTCACGGGCGTAATGCGTAAAATCCCCCAATCAGTAATTAAGGCAATGAAAGAATTGCAATGCGAAAGTTGGGCGGACAATTTGGGCGTTTATCTGTTTGACGAAAACGGAAGTATTGAAGCAATACAGGATGAAACGGTAAAGACAACGTATTATCCTATTCCTATCCGTTCGTTGTTCATTGGCGACAAAACGCATGGCGGATTAGAAGCCCCGGACAGCAACGCAATACAATGGGCGTTTTTGCCTAACTATTCCGACAACCTCACAATCATTGCACCGGAATTTAATCCGTTGACGGATTTAAAAGTTGCCGTTGGAGGTTGACGATATGGCGGCGAAAGTACAAAAGGTTGCGTTAATCAATGATACATTGAACGTAACCGAACAATTCGAGATTACGCACGCCGAACGTCTTTTGCGAATGCCTAATAATGGCGGTTGGAGATTGCCGGAAAATTCAGACTTTAAATTTGACAAAGACAATGGGATTGGATATAAGCGAAATAAAAAAACGGATAACGGAGCCGAAAAAGCGTAAGACGATAAACAAAGCCGTTTATCATCAACAACGCATTAATTTTCACGCCCGCACCCGTATTACGTCGTTTGACATTTGCCAACCGATTACGGATTTTATGGCATTTGTTTCTAACCTATTGCCGCACGATAAATTTAAAATGTTCAAAACATTGTTCCGTTACCCCGTTAAGACAAACGAGGTAACGGGCGTTTGTTTTGATAAGTTGAGCCGGATTTTTGACGGTCGTAACCCGGCGTTCAATTATCAGTTCCAAAACCCGGAACAAAGGGACGATTGGGAGTATTACCGCCAAGACGTATTACACGAACCGGAAATTTGGAGTACAAAAGGATGGGAGTTTTTCCAAACCGAAATAAATAGCGTTCTTATTGTCGATATGCCGAGCGAACAAAACCCCGCCGACAAATACCCGCAACCGTATTTCTATTGGTTGCCTATTGCATCCGTGATTGATTACAGAGCCAACCCGACGACGGGGGTAATGGATTATATCATATTTAGGCAAGACGGGGAACGTATCGCAGTAATTGACGACGAACGTTATAGAGTTTTCAGAGAGGACAAAAACCACAATATCGGCGAATTGCTGATTGATAACCCGCACGACGTCGGTTATTGTCCCGCCCGTTTCTTTTGGAATGAACCGTTGAGTTTATCGGAACCCGACGTTAAGCAATCCCCGCTAACCAAGCAATTGGAGGCGTTGGATTGGTTTTTGTTTTATCATATCAGTAAACGACATTTAGATTTATACGGAGCATATCCGATATATTCCGGTTACGAACAATCATGCGATTTCAGTAACGGCGAAAATGGCGATTATTGCGACGGTGGGTTTTTGAAAGACAAACAAGGGTTTTACAGATTGGACGCCGCCGGGCTTTTGATGCGTTGCCCCAAATGCGGGGATAGTCGTATTAACGGCGTCGGTTCGTTCGTTGAAATACCAATACCGGACGGGGATAAACAACCCGATTTGCGTAACCCGGTGCAAATGCTAACCGTTGACCGTGGGAGTTTGGATTATAACGTTGAGGAAGAAAACCGCCTAAAGAATGACATTATTACGTCGGTTGTTGGAACCAACGAGGAAATAACCACACGGGACGCATTGAACGAGCAACAAATACAGGCGAATTTTGAGAGCCAAAGCACGGTATTAAACCGGGTAAAAAAGGGATTTGAGGCGGCGCAACAATTCGTCGATGAAACCGTTTGCCGTTTGAGGTATGGCGGTTTGTTCGTTTCTGCAAAAGTCAATTACGGCACGGAGTTTTATTTATCCAACGCAACGGAGTTACGGGAACGTTACAAGGTAGCAAAGGAAAGCGGCGCAAGCGAGGCGGAATTAGACGCACTACAAAACCAAATTATCGAAACGGAATACCGGAACAATCCAACCCAATTGCAACGTATGTTGACGTTGGCGGAATTGGAACCGTACCGACATTTGACCCGTAACGAGGTATTGGATTTGTACGACAAACAGATTATCAGCGAAAACGATATGCGTATAAAGTTGAATTTTGCTAACTTTGTACGCAGATTTGAACGTGAATATTTGAACGTGTTAGAGTTTGGGTATAATATGCCGTTCAACTCTAAGATAAATTTTATAACAAGTAAATTTAACGATTATGCGAGTGAAAGTAAGCGAGGGCAAAACTAAAGACGTTGCGATTATCGACGTTACGCCCGAAAACTACATTGTCCCGGACAATGAGAAACATTTGTATCATTGCGTTATCGAAATTAAGAAATTCGACAGCGAAACGGGCAAACGGTTATCAATTCCCCGTATTCAGAAGTTCGGCAAAAAGGGTTATGAAAATAGCATTGCCGACAATCTGAAAAAGCAGGGTTACACGATTACCGTATTGCACGACCCCAACGAGTACATGAAAGCGAAAGCCGAGGCGGACGAAAAGGCAAAGGCAGAGAAAGCCAAAGCCGCCGAGGAAAAAGCCAAAGCCGATGCCAAAGCAAAAGCCGAGGCGGACGCCAAAGCCCGTGCCGAGGAAAAGGAAGCATTGAAAGCCGAGATTTTGGCAGAATTGAAAGCGGCGGGCGTTATCCCGGCGACAACTGCAAAGGAACCCAAAGCCGATGCCAAAGCAAAAGCCGAGGCGGACGCCAAAGCCGAGGGCAAAAAGTAACCAAATATTAATTTAATAATCAAAGGGAAAGATTATGGCATTAACGATTGATGTTTTAAGGGCAAATGCGGCATTAGCCGGATTAACCGACGAACAATTGACAGCGATAACCACGTTATCAGTCAACGACGAAAATAGCGTAATAGCAAAGAAAACCGGGGAAATTTACGGCGGTTTGGATGCGGACATTTTAGCCGTTTCCGGTATCGCCAAGAACGGAACCGAAAAAACGTTTGATTACGCCAAACGAGTATTAACCGAGTTCAAAACCAAAGTTGAGGGCGCAAACGGTCTGCAATCACAGATTGACAGCCTAACCAAAGAAAAGGCACGTTTGGAAAAAGCCATTGCCGACGGTGCGACGGATGCGGAAACCGCAAAGGCATTGAAGCAAGCAAAGGCAGATTTGCAAAGCGTTACGACCCAATACAACGACCTCAAAACGAAATACGACCAAGCCGAACAAACCCACACAAACGAGGTGTTCGGCATTCGTGTTGAAACGGCATTGCAGACAGCAACCGCCGGATTGAAGTTTAAGGCAGGGTTGCCGGAAAGCGCAACAAAGGTTTTGTTAGACCAAGCGATTGCAAAGATTAAGGGCATGAACCCCGAATTTATCGACGACGGAAAGGGCGGCAAAATGTTAGCGTTTAAGGACGAAAACGGCGCAATCATGCGCAACCCGAACAATCAGTTGAACCCGTACACCCCCGGCGACCTTTTGACCCGTGAATTGGAAACAATGGGTATTTTGGATAAGGGACGCCAAGCGGCGGGCGGTGGTACAGGCGCACCAAGTGGAGGCGGTGCGGGCGGTAATATTACCGTTGACATATCCGGCGCAAAAACGAGGGTTGAGGCATACGACGCAATTACGGCGACGTTGGAACAACGAGGGTTAAAAGTCGGAACGGCTGAATTTGACGCCGGAATGCAACAAGCATGGAAAGACAACAATATTTCCGCATTACCGGAAAAGTAAAAGACAACACGGGTAAAGGGTAAACCCGCATTTATAAACAATTTAATTTTTTAAACAATGAGTTTAATTGCAACAAGAGTACAGAATTGGCGGATAGAGAACCCGGAGTTAGACCGTAATATGTTCCGCCCGTGTGAGTACGGCGCATTGGATTTCTTCATTGAGCAAACCAACGCCCCCAACTCAATCATTAGTCCCAATTTGAGGGATAGAGCATTAGTAAGTATCGGTAACACGGTACAGGTTCCCGTTATCAATTATGACGAAAACGTACAGGTTAGCAACGTGCGTTCGTGCGTTATTGCTGATAACGAAAATACGTCCGCATTGGTAACGCTTGTTTGGGCTACCTATGCAATCGGGTTTACAATGGTTCCGGCGGCATACTCAAACAATGAGATTTCGTACAACCATGACTTTATGCGCAAAATGGAGAAAACAACCCGTGCGTTGGCGGACGCTTTGGATAAAGGAGCCGTTGCCGCATTGGAGGCGAACAAAACGCAGGTGTTCAAAACATTGCTCAATTACACGCAGACCGGGAACGTTGTACAAGTGCCAACCCAAATGGCAACCGAGATTTTGGGCGATATTAACCCAATCATGCGGGCGAATTGTTACCCGGAATATATCCATCTTATCGCAAATGCGGGTGTTGATAGCCTAATACGCAAGTTGGCGCAACATGGCGTTTACAACGACGTTAATAAGCGCATGGAATACGACAACAAAGTATTGCATTATACTAACAACGTAACAGACGAAGCGGGTAAAATGGGAACAATGTTTGCCGTTGCCGATGGAAACGTTGGTATCTTAACCCGTGTTGACCGTGAGGCATACCGCCGCACCCGTGCGAATTTCCACGAATGGGACATTGTACGATTGCCGTACATTGATTTGCCCGTTGGTTCGCATTATTATACCGCCGTGGGCGACCAATCGGCGATTATGGGCGACGCAACCGCCGATTTGACGTGTGCGGTTAAGGAGTATTTCGGATTTAGCGTTGATGTTGCCTACATGGTAGCATATAACAGCAAACCGGACACCGTGGCAAATCCGATTATCAAAGCCGAGATTGCAGCACGCAACCCGAACGAACCGTTAGGAATGCCCGTATATGTAACCAACGCCGGGGAATTTCCCGCCGGGGGTGGTGGTGCGGGTGCATAAACCGCAAAACGGAACGATTATTTAACCGAGGGGACGGGGTGGTTATCCCCGCCCCCCTTTTTTTTAATTAATGATATGGAAAGTTGGAAAGTAATATACGATTTCCCAAATTATGAAATAAGTAATTACGGAAACGTGCGTAATAATACAAAGATAGTTAAATCCGTTCCCAATAAGCACGGGTATAATGTTGTAGTATTGTGCAATGGTACTCGTAAATCTGTTAATGTTCATAGATTAGTTGCGGCGGCTTTCATTCCGAACCCGGACAACAAACCATGTGTTGACCATATCGACGGTGACAAATCGAATAATAGGGCGGACAATTTGCGTTGGGTTACAACCAAAGAAAATTGTAATAATCCAATAACAAAATCACGCCTAAATAAAAAGATTGGCGGATATATGGTCGGGAGATTAGGCGGATTGCACCAACGAGCAAAACAAATTGCGATGTATTCCATTTGCGGCGATTTGATAAAAACATTCTTATCAGTAAAAGACGCACAACGGGAAACGGGTTTAAATGATAGTAATATTGTTAAATGCTGTAAGGGTATAAAAAAGACTTGCGGCGGTTATATTTGGGCTTATGTATAGGATTAAGGAAATACAAGATAAATTATTAAACGTCGTCGGTTGGGAGCAATCATATAATCCCGCCGAGGCAATCGCCGAACGGTTGACAGAAACCGAAAGCGGGTTGTATTTTCAAGGGGCGCACCCGCTTGTAACGTTGGATAATATGGCGGCAATCGTCCCGGATAATTGGGGTTTTCAATACCCGGTTTGGAACGATACAAAGGAATGGAAAGCCGAAACCGTGGTACAATACGCCAACGATGCGGCGGGCAAACCTTTGTATTGGGTTGCTTTGGTTGATAACGTCGCCGAGGTTCCCGCCGAGGGTTCGACCTTTTGGGAGAAATACAACATACTATCCGACTATTTAGAACGTTTGACCCGCAACGGAATTTCCACGGCGGTACAAACGTTTACCCAAATAAAGGGGTTGGATAAGGAAACAAAGAACCTATTGGAACGGCGCACGTTCTTTGACGGTGCGGGACGTATTAGAGCGACCCAACCGAACGCACATAAATTGGTTGGCTTTGAAATAATCCCCGTCCGGGCAATGGGAGTTACCGCCCAAATACACCGGGTTGGCTTACAAATGACAGGCGGAACCGGGATTGTGAAATTATACCTTTTCCATAGTTCGCAGATTGACCCCGTAAAGACGTTTGATTTGAATTTTACGTTGACAAATGGCGGCTTTCAATGGTTTACGTTGGAAGATTGTTTTTTGCCGTATATAAGCGACGCAAACAACGCCGGGGGTGCGTGGTTCCTTTGCTACAATCAAGACGATTTGCCCGCCGGAATGCAAGCAATTAACGTGTCGAAAGATTGGAGCCGGGAACCGTGCGGAACGTGTACCGGGTACGGCAATATTGAGGCATGGCGGCAATTGACAAAGTATTTGCAGATTTCCCCGTTTATGTACAACGCCCCGGAAACATTCGCCGAATACCCGGAGTTGTGGGATATAGCCTATACGATGTACACTAATACGCTGAATTACGGGTTGAATTGTGAAATAACGGTGGGTTGCGACCTAACCGATTTTATCGTTGAACAACGGGCGATATTCCAAACGGTAATACAACGCCAAGTTGCGGCAATCGCTTTGCGCACGTTGGCAATGAACCCCAACGTAAGGGTAAACCGTAACCAATCCAACGCCTCTAAAATGGAAATTTTGTATGAATTGGACGGGAATGTTGAGGGACGCCCCGGCGGTTTGGGTTATGACCTTAAAAAAGCGTTTGAGGCTTTGCGATTAGATACGCAAGGAATTGACCGTATTTGTTTGAGTTGCAACAACCGGGGCGTTAAGTACCGGACAACGTAATTGCATTATGGCGGGGTTACAATCAATAATTGATTTACGCAACCGGGTTAATACGTTTAACGACGGGTTGACGTCCGGGTTGATTATACGGGAAATAATCGACGACGGAATGACAACGGCGTTTATCATTGATGCCAACGCCGAGGAACAATTATTTGAACAAGGTATTAACCGATTGGGCGTTGACATAATGGATTATCGACCTTATACCCCGCTAACAATAGCCATTAAGGAGGAAAAGGGACAACCGACGAACCGGGTAACGTTACGGGATGAGGGCGATTTTGAGAGTAGTTTTTATTTGGAAGTCGGCGACAAACAATTTGAAATTAAGGCGTCGGATTTCAAGACGGAAGATTTGATAAAAAAGTACGGGCGGCAAATATTGGGATTGACGAACGAAAACATTGCTAAACTGATTTGGCAATACGTTTACCCGGATTTGCTAACCAAAGCAAAAAAAACGATATACGGAAATGGATAGAGTACCGATTATAAAGAACCCGGAATTATTCGACCGGGTTATTGCAAATATTCAAAAGGGATTGGCGGACGGGTTGCCGTGGCTTAATTATTCCTTTGGACGTTCGGAACGGTTGGTTAAGTCCATACAAGGAAAACGATATTACACGCCCAATATTTACGTCGGCGGCAATGAATATATGTTGATTGCCCCGGATAGTAATATAGGGAATTTTTCGTTTTTCGTGTTGGACGACCCGCAACAAATTGATTGGTTCCCCGGCGAACAAAACAAATATACAACGCCGTTTTCGGTTATCTTTTGGTTTGATATGCGCACGATAACCAACGACCCCAACAACCGCAATACGGAGGCGGTCAAACAACAAATCATGCGGGTATTGAATGGCGGTATTTGGTTGCGTTCCGGTTCCATGACAATAAACAGAGTGTACGCAAAGGCGGAAAACATATTTGCCGGGTTCACTTTGGACGAAATAGATAACCAATTTTTAATGCACCCGTTCGCCGGGTTCCGGTTTGCCGGGGAATTGGGAATTGATGAAACGTGTTTAACTGATTAACAACAAGTATATGAAAGCGTTTTTATTTTATACGGTCGTGGTTGCTTTGGTAGCGGCATTCGGGTTGACCTTGTTACGCAAATGGGGCGTTATCGAATGGGTGCAAATCCACGGCAACGAGTTTTTCGCAAAGATGTTTAATTGCGATTTCTGTTTGTCCTTTTGGGCGGGGGTTGCTTTGGCAATCCTTTTGGCGTTTATAACCGGGAACCCGGCATTGTTGTTGGTTCCCTTTTGTTCAACCATGATAACACGTTATTTGCTATGAAAACGGTTAAGATAAGGGAATACACGGTTGAGATATACGACGCAATCGACGAATTACCAATGTTGCGTTTCCATAAATACAATAAAATGTTGTTGGTTGATGCCGGGATTGGTTCGGATTTACAGGATTTCGACACGCATATTGAAAAGGCAATGAGATACGCCCGGAGCAAAACCCCGGAATTGGCGGCAATCGAATTGGATAATATGCGGCAAAACGTGTATTTCATTCAATCCGGGTTAAGCCCGAAATGTTTAGCGTTTGCCGTGTTGGTTAAATCAATCGACGGAACCCCGTACAACGATTTATCCGACGACGGATTGCAAAAGGTCGTCGATATGTTCGGCGACGTGCCGATTAAAGAGTTGACCGCCCAAATGGAAGCGGTCAAAAAAAAAATAGATGATGAATTGCAAATGTATTTCCCCCGTATGTTCGACGATGCGACGATTAAAGAGTATTACGACGAATTGCGTAACCGGACAATGTTAATGTTGGATGCGATTATAAACGGCGATACAGAGGACAAACGGGCGGAAATTGATAAAATAACGACGATGTTGTTGTTATATAATCGCCCGGTTGTTTTTAGCGGTTCCGATAACATGGAAATTCAGTACGATAAACAGTTTGAAAATATGTGTTTAACCATATCGCAACATTTGCACGTACCGGAACCAAAGAAATACACCGTATTGGAGTATTACAACGCATTTGAGCGGATAAAGGAGTTGTTGAAACCAACCAAAAATAAAAACGGCGTCAAATAAGGCGATTTGCGGCGTTGTTTTTCTTTGGTTGATTAACTACATGGAAAAGAAAAGATAATTTAATACGGGGCAGATTGCCCGCAAATAACGTTAAGTATGGCAGATAATAACAACCCTATAAAATATAGCGACCTTGTAAGCCCGGACGATTCGATTACAAAGTTGATTAATCAGTTAGACCAACTTTCCGACGCCTATATGAACACTCTAAAAAATATAAAGAGTGAGGCGATAACGGTTAAGGCTGCATTGGAGGGCGTAAGCGGGGCGACCGAAAACGGACGTAAAACAATCCGGGGGGCGTCCGCCGATACCGACAAATTGACACGGGCGGCAAAGGATTTGGCGTTTGCGGAAAGCGAGAACGCAAAACGGTTGGCGGAATTGAAGCAAGCGCAAAAAGAGGCGAACGAATTAAACAAGTTGACAACCCGGTTGAACCAATCCGCCGAGGGTTCATATAATCGTTTGTCCGCTCAATACTCAATCAATAAAATATACCTCAATAATATGACGGTTGAGGAAAGGGAGGCGACCGAGGAGGGGCGCAAATTGGTTGCCGAAACAAAAGCGATTTACGAGGAAATGAAACGGTTGCAGGAAGCGACCGGGAAAACGTCGTTAAACGTGGGTAACTATTCCGATGCCGCCAAAGGTTTGACGACCCAAATAGAGAACCAAACGAAACAATTAGCATTGTTACGATTGGAGGGCAAACAAGGAACCGCCGAATATCAGCAATTGAGCAAAGAAACCGCAATATTACGGGATGCGGTCAAGGATGCAACCGCCGAGATTACCCGCATGGCGTCCGATACGTCCAATTTGGATGCGGTATTGAGTTTTGCGGCGGGTGCGTCCGGTGGGTTCGCTGCATTTACCGGGGCAATGGAATTGTTCGGGGCGGAAAGTGAGGACGTGCAAGAAGCGCAAAAGAAGTTACAGGCGGCAATAGCCATTACAACCGGGGTGCAAGCCATACAAAACGCAGTACAAAAACAATCCGCAATTATGTTGGGTATTTCCCGGCTACAAATGGCGGCATTGAGCAAAGCGCAAGTTTATAACCGCCTTGTTACCATGCAGGGAACAAAGGCAACATTGGCGGCTACAATTGCGCAAAAGGCTTTCAATCTGATTGCCGCCGCAAATCCGTATGTTCTTTTGGCGTTGGCATTGGTTACGGTTGTGGGGGCTTTAGTTCTGTTTGCCTCTAATACCGACAAATCGGCAAAGAACCAACAAAAACTTAACGAGGCGCAAAAGGTTTGGTTGGATTATCTGGAAACCGAGGCAACCGAAATGAACCGAGTTAGCAACGAACGTGTCACCCAATTGAACCGGGAATTAAATATTGCCAAAGCCCGCAACGCTTCATTGTCCGAAACCCGAAAGATTGAGGACGAAATATTAGCCGAGCGCACAAAGGCACACAATAAAAGCGTTGGTTTTTACGGTCAAGAATTAGACGATTTGGAAGCGAACCGGGCAAAGTTGAAACAACTAAACGATATGTTGGTACAACTCAATAACGCCAAAGCCCGTGGAGATAAGAAAGTTTATATTGATGTTGATTTGGACGGCAAAATTGATAAAGTCAAGGTTGACGAAGCGATTGAAGCCGTGCAGGGTCAAATAGATAATACCGGACGGGCGGTTGACATTGCCGTTAATCTGAAAACAGAGGGAGCGGATTTGGACGCCGAAAGAAAGATATTAGCCGCCCAACGCTTACAAGAAAACCGGGACGCCGCCAAAGCCGAAACCGACATATTACGGAAAGCCGAGGACGCCCGGATTGCTTTAATTAAAAACACGTTCGACCAACAACGGGCGCAACGCCAAGCCGCCAACGCCCGTGCGATTGCTGATATACAATTGCAGTTGAGAACGGAAACCAATTTAACGGTTAAGGCACGCAAAGCGTTGAACGACCAAATTGTTTTATTACGGGAACAATTGGCGGTTGATATGGTAAACATAGCCAACCAACAACGGGCGGCGGAATTATCCGCACAACGGGCAACGCAGGACGCCCAAATTGCATTAATGGCAGAGGGGGCGGAAAAGCAACGGGAACAATTGCGGGTTGAGTATGAAAGGCAGATACAAGACATTAACACCCGGTTAGAAACCGAGCGGGGATTAACTGAAACACAAGTTGCCGAATTGCTTAACCAACAATTACTTTTGCAACAACAATACGCAAAGAGTTTGGGAGAATTGAACGACCAAATTACAATAGACCAAATGCAAGCCGCCGCCGACCGGACGCAATTACAATTAGACGCCGCCCGTGAGGGTTCGCAGGAAGAAATAAATTTGCGCATTCAGTTGTTACAGCAACAACGGGCAATCGAATTGGCGCAAAACAGACAATTAGCCGAGGACGTGCGCCAATCCGAGGCGGATATTAACGCCAAATATGACGCCGAGGTATTGAAGCAAACGACCGAGTTAAACCAACAACGGGCGTTAATGCTTTTCGACCAAACGCAAGCGTTGGAGGCGTCCGAGTTTGATTTAATTCGTAATTCCGAGGAACGCAAAACCCGGTTCCGGTTGGCACAAGAAAAGGCACGGTTGCAAAAGATTTTAGAGTTGAACAAAGCGGCGGGCGTTAAAATGACGGACGCCGAGGTTAAGACAATCGAAAATACCATTGCGAAAATCGACCAAGAAATTGAGAAAAGCAAAGGCGATGAACGGGGTAACGACATATACGGATTGTTTGGGCTGAATTTGGACGACGACCAAAAGGAGGCAATAAGTACGTCCGTTTCCTTTGCTATTGAGCAATTAAATAGTTTTTTGGATGCAAAGGTACAAGCCGCCGACGCCGCCGTTTCCGCCGCCGACAAAGAGGTTGACGCAAGCCAACGCCGATTAGATGCGGAATTAGAGGCACGGGCGAACGGTTACGCCAATAACGTTGCAATGGCACAAAAGGAATTAGACCAAGCCAAAAAGAACCAAGAAAAAGCCCTAAAGGAGCAACAAAAGGCGCAAAAGGCACAACAAGCAATCCAAACAATCCAACAAATCGGAAACCTTGTAACGGCGTCCGCTTTGATTTGGTCGCAATTAGGGTTCCCGTTTGCAATCCCGGCTATTGCGATAATGTGGGGTTCCTTTGCCGCCGCCAAAATTAAAGCCGCCCAATTATCCAAATCCGCCAACGCCGGGGGTTCGGAAAGTTACGGCGATGGTACGGTTGAAATGTTGGCGGGCGGTTCCCACCAATCCGGGGACGATGTGGATTTAGGAACAAAACCGGATGGAACCCGGAGGCGTGCCGAGGGCGGGGAATTTTTCGCCGTTATCAATAAACGTAATTCCCGGAGGTTCCGCCGGATAATTCCGGACGTAATTAATAGTTTGAACCGGGGAACGTTCGCCCAAAAATACCTTAACGCCTATAATACCGACGGCGTTAATGTAACGGTTCAACAAAACAACGCCCCGGATTTGCGAGATTTGAAAAACGATGTAAGGGAGATTAAAGAACAAAACCGCCGCCGTCGTTACGTCGATGGCAACGGTAATGTTATTGAGGTTTACAAGAATTTGACACGTAAAATTAAAAAATGATATGAACCCAATTTATAGACATTCATTTGCCGATGTGTTTTTAAAAACCGGAATTATAAACGCTAATACGGGGGCTTTGATTACGTCCGGGGACGCAGTACAAAATCGCTATTATAGTACCTATGTTTCTGTTAGTAATGTTTACCCCCGTGTTTTGTTAATTAATACAGGGGTTGACCGTGGGGCATTTTATGATAGCAATAAAAAATTTATAAGTAGTTTTATTGGAGTAACGACGGGTTCGGTTGATATTCCAAGTAATGCGTATTATTTGCGATTTGTCGTTTATAAAACAAGATATAACGCCGGAACGGTATTTGCCCGGTTAGGAACGGCAACGGCGCAAAATTTGGTTTACGGACGTAAAGCCAACCCGATATATAAGGACGATTTGGCAAAGGAGTACGAATTAGAAACGAACCAACGGTTTTATCGTGCCAAATTATCCGGGAAAATATCATTTATTCGGGATGATTACGATTTTATAAATACCCGTCCGTTTGATTATGAGTTTTTGTACGGGATAGATAAAAGCAACGACGGCGGTAAAACATGGGTTCCCTATTTTTCCGGTAAGTTTATGAAAACAGATTGTACGTTTGTCGATTATGATAAAAAAGTTACCGTACAACCCGATGTAATAGACGATTATAACGAAGTTTTGGCGGGATTGGAAAAGGAATACAATTTAATAACATTAGCCCCATCAATTCAACGTATAACCATAAACAAACGCCCGTTGATACAAATATATGTTCCGGGCGATAGTATTGTTTCGTGTTTTTTGGGCGGTACAAATTGGGAACAAGACGCAAACGCCACGACCGACCAAAGCGCATTAGTACAAACCTATCATTTTGCACTATGTAATATTTTGAAAGAAATACAAATTACGTCGCACGGTTCCCCGGCTGTAATAACTGGACTTTATACCGGACGAATGGCAACGGGTTCAAGTGCGGACGTTTTCGAGGGTAAATTATACCCGGAATTAAATGTAAATTATTATATCTATATTTCACAACAAAGGGTTGGCGGTGGCATACCTTTTGGGCAGGCATTAGTAGAGATACGCAGACAATCTGATGATGTAGCAATGTTTCGTTATCAGAAGTTGACAACGGAGCCTTTCGATACATTAGAGTTCGATTTAACCGCCGTTGCGGGTTCCGGGGCAACCGGGACAATGCACGCCGATATGAAAAGTTATAATATTTATGCCCGGTATTTGTGCGATGTGGAGAAAATCGATGACCTTAATACATATCCATTGCCCGCCGATGACATAGTTGATAATAACCGTAATTATAGGCGTGCGATTGGTTACGCAATCGACGTGGCGTTTATTTCAAACAACTTTTCAGATACCCCGACCGAGTGGGGATTAGCGGACAACGGGAAATATTTTGCGCCCCCTTATTCGATTTACGGACAAACGTTTTATCCAATCGCCCGGTCAACGTGGCGTTATGCGTCGTTATGGTTTGGGTTTTATTTGATGGATTGGATATTAGAGGAAAAAGCACGAAAGGCGTACACGTTACGGGATGCGTTCCCGGTTGCGTCTTGTATATCTGTTTTGCTTAAACAGATTGCCCCGGATATAACCCACGCAGCAACGGCGGAATATAGCCAATTTTTGTACGGTGGAAATAATCCAATATCCGGGTTAAATTTCCGGTTGCTTGTATCGCAGAAAACGAACATTATAAACGGCGAATATCAGCAACCCGCACAAAAAGCCCCGACGACCTTACAACAATTTACCAATATGTTACGGGATTGTTTCAAATGCTATTGGTTTATTGAGGACGGCAAATTTAAAATTGAGCATATCCAATATTTTCGCAATGGCGGTTCCTATTCCGGCGGGGTTGCGTTAAGCCACGATTTGACAAAGGAATTGAATTTGCGCAACGGGAAACCGTGGGCGTTCAACACATCGGAATATTCGTTTGATAAGGTCGATTTGCCCGAACGTTACCAATTTGAATGGATGGACGACGTTACGGCGGCTTTTGAGGGATTGCCGATACAAGTAATTAGCAAGTATGTAACGCCGGGAAAAGTTGAGGAAATTAATATATCAAACTTTACGTCCGATATTGATATGATGTTGTTAAACCCCGGCAATATGAGTTCCGACGGGTTCGCCTTATTTGCCGCCGTTCCGCCAACGTCCGGGTCGCAATGGATATTACCGTTTACCAAACGAACCGTCAACGGAGTTGAATACTATTTGCAAAACGGATATTTAGCGTTTATCAATCTGCAATCGCCCTATTGGATGTATGATTTACCCGCCCGTCGTGTATCAATAAACGGTTCCGAGGTTTACGCATACGGTATTGAGAGAAAGAAGAAACAAACGTTTAGTTTTCCGGCAAATGACGACCCAAACCCGATGCAACTAATAAAAACGTATATCGGTAACGGTCAAATTGATAAATTAAGCGTAAATTTGTGCAGTCGTTCAATTAAAACAACTTTGAAGTATGACACCGAATAACAATTTGTCTGTATTGCCGTTTTATGAGGGCGTGCAATACCAAGATTATAAAAAATCTTATGCGTATGGCGACGTTTACCCGTTGTTTACGCCGTTGAATAAGATATTGCCTTTTCAAATTATACGACCGACCCGAAGCAACCAAATTGCATGGGTTCGATTGTATAATTATAAAATGACAAAAAGGATTGCAGATATAACCCAACCGATGAAAGAAACCGGATTGCAAATTGTTCGTTATCAATCATACGGTTATGATGTTATATTGTACCCCGGTAATTTATTGATGGCTTTAAATGTGGCAACCGAGGGGCGATATATGATTGCTATAAATGACGGTGTTCAAACTTATTATTCGGACGTATTTACGTGGGTCAATGGAATGGACGGTTATTTATGTATTGAATGGAGCGACGCCGAAAATATGGAGGTTGACGGCGGGCAAATCGTTTACGATGTTGCACAATTTAAAAACCGTGTTTATGTGTGTGCCGAGTTAGGGAAACCGGAATACAAATTTGAGGAAGAGGGCGAAGAGCGGGACGGGTATTTTTTCCCGGAAAAACAAATATCAGAAAAGACGTTCCGGTTTATTTTTTTAGCCCCCGAATACCTTTGCGACGTAATGCGATTAATTCGTATGAGTGATTTTGTAACGGTTTACAGCCAAGGCAGGAAATACGATTGCGATACGTTTCTAATTACCCCCAAATGGCAAACACAAGGCAATTTGGCGTCCGTCGAATGTGAATTTGAATGCGCAACCGTGGTTAAGAAAATCGGACGGGGTGTTTTACCGCCGGGAACAAATGGAGATTACAATAATGATTATAACCTGTCTCTTATACACATCTCCGAGCCCACGAGA